GTACAGGAGAAACATTAGAAGAAACGAAGGGTGAAAGTATAGAAGCACCTGCAGAAGAAAATAATATTGAAGCAACAGAAAAGGTGCTTGAAGAAAAAGAATTGAAGGCTAATACAAATTTCAAAGATAAATATACAAATGAGTTGTATGAAAAAGATACTATATTCGTAATATCTGAAACAACAGAAACAAAAAAAATAGAAAATAAAAAATATGAAATATCAAAAGCTAGAGCAAAAGAATTAAAAGCTAAAGGCTATGTAGATATTAATTAAGAGTCTAAAAAGGCTCTTTTTTTATGCGACCAAACACTGATGTCCTAAAAAGCTTGTGTATATAGTCATTTCAAGACTTTAAAAAGTTATAGGAGGTAGTGAAACATGGAAGGAAATGAAGCAAACAACAATAATGCAAATTCTAACCAAAATGCCCAAAACACTACAGGGCAAAACAACAATGCAAATCAACCAAATAATAATTCTAATGGAATTGATTATAACAAAATTCAAGAAATTATTGAAGGAAGAAATGCAAAAACAGAAGATAGTGTGTTAAAAGCCTATTTTCAAAAGCAAGGATTAAGTTCTGAAGAGATGGAAAGTGCAATAAATGCTTTTAAGACTCAAAAGGCTAATCAAGCAAATGCTCAAAACAAAGAGCTAACTGATACACAAGCATCATTACAAAAAGTTCAATTAGAAAATCAAAGATTAAAGATAGAGAAAAAAGCCTACGATTTTGTAGACGATTTAAATGTTGATAACAAAACAATGCCTTATCTTTTAAAAATGGCTGATTTTAATAATTGCATTGGTAAAGATGGAAATGTATTAGAAGATACTTTAAAAGCAGCACTACAAAAGGTCGTTGATGATGTCCCAGGACTAAAAAAACAAGTACAAGGAGTTGTTGGGATAACAGTTGGTGCTGACACTAATAATGGTACAAATTCAAATAATGGAGTATTTGATTTTGGATTTACTGGTGTAAGACCTAGAAAAAAATAAAAAAATTGGAGGTAATTATTATGGCATTTGAAAAAACAGGATTAAATTATGCTAAAGAATATTCACAAGCTTTAGCTCAAGCATATCCATACACTTTATTTTTTGGTGCATTATGGAGTGCAGTAAAACCAGATGTTAAATTTTTAAGAAACGATACAGTAATTCTACCATCATTATCTGTTAAAGGTAGAAAAAATGGAGATAGGGATTCAATAGGTACTTTTGGAAGAAACTTCAATAATGATGAAGAACCAAAGAAACTAAAAACTCATAGAACATGGGATACACTTATCCATCCAAGAGATATTGATGAAACAAACCATGTTGCAACAATACAAAACATAACTAAAACTATGAATGAAGAGGAAAAATTCCCTGAAATGGATGCTGAAATGATCACAGCATTATATAAATTAAAAAATGAAATAGAAACTATTACTGAAGGCGATGTTCTTACATTAGCAAATGTATTAACAAAGTTCGATGCAATGATGGATAAAATGGATGAAAAAAGAGTTCCTGCAGCAGGAAGATTATTATATGCTGATACATATACAAAAACATTAATAGATACAGCAAAAGAAGCTGCTAGAAATCTATCAGCACAAGATACAACTGTTGCTAGATCATTAGACAGAATAGGAGAAGTTGAAGTAATTGGTGTTCCAACTACTGCAATGAAATCTGCATATAACTTTACAGATGATGGATTTGAAGTTGCTACAGATAAATATGAGTTAACTGCTGATACAGAAGTAGTAAGTGGAAAAACATACTACACAAAATCAGGAACTTCATATACAGCTGTTGAAAGCCCTGTAAAATCAGGATTAAATACTTATTATGAAAAAGTACAAGAAGCTGCAAAAGATGTAAAAATGATATTAGTTCATCCATCTGCAGTTATACCAGTAATTGCTTATGACTTTGCACAATTAGGTGCTCCAAGTTCATTATCACAAGGTAAATGGACATATTTTGAGGAGTCATTTGAAGATGTATTCATCTTTAATAAAAAACATGATGCTATTCAATTCTATGTAGAAAGAAAAGCGTAGGAGTTGATATAATATGAGTATATATGCAGATACAACTTATTATCAAAGCATATATAAGGGACAAACAATTCCTGATAATGAAATTGAACAAAAATTAAAAGAAGCAAGCGGACATATTGATACTTTGACTTATAATCGTATAGTTGGAAAAGGTTTTGAAAAATTAACAAAATTCCAACAGGATATTATAAAAGAAGTTGTATGTAAGCTTGCTGATTTTGAATATGAAAATGCTGATTTGTTAAAGTCACCACTTAATAGTTATTCAATAAATGGGGTATCAGCAAGTTTTAATGCAAGTTGGAATGTTCAAATTCAAAATGGTATTGCTATACCAAAAGATAATTATTGCTTATTACAGCAAACAGGATTAACTTGTAGAAATGTGAGGTATTAGATGATATATCCAAGTTTAGTAAGAAAAAAAGATTGTAAAACAGACATTCATGTGATTTTATATGGAGAAAATACAACAGAAGATGGAGCTCCTGAAATTGTACTAGATAAAGATCTAAAATGTAATTATCAAGATAGTGCCAAAAGAGTTCTAACTACTGAAAAAGTAATAATCCAAATAAATGGTGTAGCTCTTTTTTGCGAGGATTTTGCACCTGATATACCTGTTATATCTAGTGGAAAAGTTACTATATTTGGAGAAACACGAGAAATATACCAGGGGACAAAAGCAAGAAATCCTGATGGTACAGTCAATTATATTAAATTGGAGATACAGTAACAATGAAAGTAGTTTCTTCAAAAATAAAATTAAATGTACCTAAAATAAATCAATTAAGTAAAGCATCTATAACTTCTTTAGAAAAGACAGTAAATGCCTTACATACAGAAGTAGTAAATGCACAAGTAATGCCTTTTGATACTGGAAATATGCAGAATGATAATACTTATGAAGATTATTCTAATAGCAGTAAAGGAAAAGTTAGTTTAGTTACATCAACACCTTATGCTAGAAGAGTATATTTTCATCCTGAATATAATTTCCAAACAAAAGAAAATCCAAATGCACAAGGAAATTGGCTAGAACCATGGATTAGTGGAAAAAATAAAGACTTTTGTAAAAAAGCTTTTGCTCAATTTTATAAAAAGGAGGCTGGCTTAAAATGAGTAATATATTAGGGCTAGCAGATATAAGGGATTGGCTAAAAACTCTTAAAATAACTGCTGATGATAATTACTATATAGGAAAATTGAATAGTAAAAAAGATGAATCTATTGGAGTATATCAATTAAAAACTAGCAATGAAGCTAATGTCGCAATAGGCGGAGTTGATAATACAAAAATTCTAGAAAAGTCAGTTAGTATTTTAATTCATTGGAATGCTAATGCAAAAGAAACAGAACAGAAATCATTAGAAGTTTATAATAAGTTTTTAGAATCAAGAAACTTTGTTATAAACAATATAAAAGTGAATTATATAAGATTGCTTGTACCTGAACCAGTAGATGTTGGAACGGATAGTAAAAACATCTATGAAAGGGTTATACAAGCAATTTTTTATTATGAAAAAAAGGAGGTATAACCAATGGCAAATGTAACAAGTGGAGTATATCCAGTATTTGATAATGTATTTAAGATTGGTACAAAAGGTGTAGATTCAGCGGATGCAGATATGAAAACAATCGCAGATTGCGAAACATTTTCTTTGTCAATGGACAACAATGTTGAAGAATGGACACCTATGACAACCGAAGGTTGGATAAGAAGAATGCAAACAGGAAAAGGATTCTCTATAAGCATTTCAGGAAAAAGAAATGTTGGAGATGATGGAAACGATTATGTCGCTTCAAAATTGTTTGCAACAGGAAAAGCTGTTGAATCAAAATTTGAATGGGTATTTGCAGATGGTACAACTGTTAATTTCGATTGCTTAATTTCTGTAAGCAATGCAGGAACAGGCGACAGTACAAATGTAGCACCTTTAGAATTTGAGGTTATGTCAAATGGAAAACCAACTGTAACACCAGCAGCCTAAAATATTGCCTCAGTATTTATATACTGGGGCTTATTTTTTTTATTTAATTTTAGAAAAAATGGAGGAATTTAAGATGGCACAAATTGATATTAGTTCAAAATTAGGATTAGAAAAGTCAACAATAAAATTAGGAGATGGAAAAATCTACGAAGTAGATACAAGTGCAGATAATTATTTATTAGTTCAAGAAAAGATAAAAAATCAAGAATTTTCTATTGCAACAATGTACGAGATGATTGAAATGCTAATGGGAGAAGAAGCTTTAAAAGAAATAAAAAGTATGAAACTTACAATAAAAGGTTTAAAAGCAGTAGTAACAGCATTATCAGCAATTGTGAGTGAAGAAAGTTATGAGGAAATGGAGAAACGATTTCAATAATCCATCTACATACGATCCAGGATATGACTTGTTTGAAGATTGGGACTTAATTGCATCAAGTTTAAAAACACAATACGGTTACAGTGTAAGAAAAGAAATTAAAAATTTGTGTTGGGGGGAATTGAGTAGTGATATTGCAGGACTTAATGGAGATACACCTCTTGGAAATATAGTAAGAATTAGAAAAGAAAAAGATCCAGAGGTAATAAAGAAATTCACAGCCGAAGAAATGAAAATAAGAAACGAATGGCTAAATAAGTCCGCTTCACAAATAAGTACCGAGAATTATAAACAAGCAATGGAAGATATAAAAAATATGTTTAAAAATATGGCAAAGAAGTGAGGTGAGATGTTTTGAGTACAAATGTAGGAGAAATTGATTTAAGTTTAATTTTAAATAGTGATAAATTTAATTCACAATTAAAAAATGTCGACTCACAAGCTGATAAAGCATCAACTAAAATCTCATCAACATTGTCTAAAATAGGGAAAGCTGTTGCAGTAGCTTTTTCAGTTACCGCAATAGTAAAGTTTGGTAAAGAATGCTTAAATGTAGCAACTGAAACTTCAAATGCTTGGATAGGACTAAATTCTATATTAACAGGGCAAGGGAAAAGTTTTAATCAGGCAAAAAAGTTTATAAATGATTATATTGCAGATGGTCTAGTACCATTAAATAATGCAGTAACAGCATATAAGAATTTAGCAGCAAGAGGATACAGTTCAGAACAGATAGAAAAAACAATGACGGCTTTAAAAAATAGTGCAACATTTGGAAGGCAAAGTACTTATAGTTTAGGTGAAGCAGTACAGACTGCTTCTGAAGGTTTAAAGAATGAAAATAGTATACTAGTTGATAATGCAGGTGTAACTAAAAATGTTGCAAAAATGTGGGAAGATTATGCAAAAAAAGTAGGAAAAACTACAAATAACTTAACACAACAAGAAAAAATACAAGCAGAAGTAAATGGAATATTGGAAGAAACAAAGTTTCAAAGTAATGATGCAGCAATTGCTCAACAAACTTATAGTGGAAAAATGGCTACTTTAACACAAGCTTTTACAAATATGAAAACAGCAATAGGAAATGCAATACAACCGTTAGCAAAACTGTTTGTGCCAATAATTACTACAGCAGTTAATGCAGTAACAAAGTTGTTTACAGCACTTTCAGGCTTATTATCATTGTTTGGATTAAAAGCTGATAGTGTAGAAACCGTATCAAATGGAATAGGAGATTTGTCATCAAACGCAGGTCAGGCATCTGATGCCATTGATGGAGTTGGAGATAGTGCAAAAAAGGCAGGAGATAAAGCAAAAAAAGCTTCTAATAATTTGGCAGCATTTGATAATTTAAATGTATTGTCAAAAGACACAGACAGTTCAAGTAGTTCTGATAGTTCAAGTGGCGGTTCGTCAGGATTAACGGACTCATTAGATGTGTCAAGCACAATAAAAGAAGATACATCAGCATTTGATGGCTTAATGGGAAGAGTAAAAGAATTAGCAAGTATTTTTAAAGAAGGATTTAATATAAGTTTTGGAAATACAAATTTTGACGGAATAATACAACATTTAACTAATATAAAAGATACTATAATAGATATTTGGACTGATCCAAAAGTTGTTGGTGCAGCTAATAATTGGGTTCAAACATTGCTTTTTACATTAGGGCAAGCTACAGGAGCAGTAGCAAGAATTGGTGTGAATTTAACAGAAGGTTTTGTTGGTAGTATAAATATTTATCACAAAATGTAGAAAGAATAAAAAGCTTTATAATAAATATGTTTAATATTTCAAGCAAAGACTTGAAACTAACAGGTAATATGTGGCAAGCTTTAGGGGAAATATCAGATGTATTTAAAGGTGATACAGCAAAGCAAATTGGAGCAGATATTATTGCTATGTTTGCAAATCCTTTTATGAGTGTTGTTCAATTGTGTTCAAAATTCGCATTAGATGTAAAGGGAATATTGTTCCAACCAATTATTGATAATGCAGAAAAAATAAAAACTACATTGGAAAATGTAATGAAACCAATTCAAACATTTACAGGAACTTTAGCACAAGCAATGACTTATGTTGGCGATAAATGGAATGAAGTTTACGATCAACATATACATCCTTTAATGGAAAGTATAAAAACAGGGTTAAGTGATACTTTTGGAAAGTTTTTAGAAGTATATAACACTTATGTAGTTCCATTTTTACAAAATCTTGCAAATAATTTTAATGATTTATGGAATACACATTTAAAGCCTTTTGTAGACAATGTAGCAGGACTAATAGGAAGTATTGCTGATGCAATAAAGGTATTGTGGGAAAATTGGATTAAACCTCTTGTGGATTGGATTATTCAAAATATTATTCCTGTTTTAGTTCCTATCTTTGAAAGTATATGGAATACAATTTCAAGTGTATTTGGAGCCATTGCTGATACAATAGGAGGAATAATACAAACATTTAAAGGACTAATAGATTTTATAGTAGGAATTTTTACAGGAGATTGGAACAAAGCTTGGGAAGGAATAAAAACCTTCTTTACTGGAATATGGAATGCAATTAAAGGTGTTGTTTCAATAGTGTGGAATGCAATAAAAGGAATTATAGAAACAGCTGTAAATGTTATAAAAGGAATTATTACGACTGTATTTAATGCTATAAAAAGTATAATCTCCAATATTTTTAATGCTGTAAAAAATACTGTAACCAATATTTGGAATGGTATAAAAAACAATATTATAAATTCAGTAAATAACATAAAAAACGGAATAATAAATGCTTTTCAAACAGCATACAACAAGATAACTTCCATATTTAGAAATATTGGAAGCTTTTTTAGTGGAGTATGGAATGGAATTAAAAATACATTTAGTGCACTAGGAACCAAAATAGGTGATGCAATTAGTGGAGCAGTAAAAGCAGGTATTAATGGTCTTTTAGGAATGATAGAAAGAACTGTCAATGGATTTATAAATATGATAAATGGGGCAATAGGAGTAATCAATGCGATTCCAGGTGTAAATATTTCTAAATTGAATACTTTAAATGTTCCAAGACTTGCTGAAGGTGGATATGTAAAAGCAAATACACCTCAACTTGCAATGATTGGTGATAACAAACACCAGGGCGAGGTTGTTGCACCTGAAGATAAAATGCTGGATATGATTCTTACGGCATTGAAAATGTTTAAAGACCAAGATAGTAGTAATCAAAACAAAGATGGCGGAAAAGAAATAGTATTGAACTTTAATGGAACTTTAGCACAATTGATTAGAGTTCTAAAACCTGAACTTGATAGGGAGAATATAAGAAAAGGTGACAAATTGATATTAGGAGGTGCAAATTAATGGAAGAAAAATACGACTTTATAGTTATAGATGGAATAACATTTAATATTGGTGTTTTTGCAGATATAAAAGAAGCAGCAGACTTTTTAGATAAATATGCAAATAGAACAGAAGATGGAGATTTAAAAAGAGAGCTGATAGGTGTATATTTCAATTTTTCTGATATTAAATTTGAACCTCAAACTGATGATAATTACGAAGAATATGAAAGACTATGGAATAAATTATCAGAACCAGAGGAGTTTCATCAGATTAAAATTGCAAATTTTGAATTTAAATCCTATTTTAGCAATGTATCAAGAGTTATATGTGGTTATAAAAATAATAGAGCATATAGAAAAGATATGACAGTAAACTTTACGGCTAAAAAGCCAGCAAGGAGTTGATAGTTTATGAAAACAAAAGCTCAAATTGTATTTGGATTTATTGATGTTACAGCAAAAAAAGATAGTCAATTAACTGTCAATGATAAGCAAGACTTTGTAGATTTGAATGATCTAAAGCAGAATGATATAGAAGAAACAAAATATGGAACTTGTGAAAAAAATCAATTTGCTTTAGATGGAACTTTTGAATTGATGCCTGATGTCTTGGATAATATGTGCTTGTGGTCTAATAATATGAGCAATAGTAAAGGTCTTTTTGAAAAACCACCAATATTAGAAATAAATTTTACAAAGCTACATAGTAGTTTGGGATTAACATTTTTATTTAGTAAAGCAGGAGACTATTGTAATCATTTAAATATAACCTATTATGATAAAGATAATCAATTGATAAATGAAGCAGAGTTTTATCCTGATAGTTACAAATATGTATGTAATAATGTTGTTGAAAATTATCAAAAAATAGTAATAATATTTTATGGTACAAACAATCCTTGCAGATATTTAAAACTATATCAAATACAATATGGTGCAGATAAGATATTTGAAGGCGATAATTTAATGAGTGCAAATATACTTGAAGAAATGGATCTATTAAGTTCAGAGGTAAGTATAAACACTTTGGAATTTACAGTTTATTCTGCAGATGATGAGTTTAACATCATAAATCCTACTGGACTTTATAGCTTGCTTCAAGAAAGACAAGCTTTTAAAGTAAAAGAACTACTGCTAAAACAAAACAAGGAAATAGACATGGGAACATTCTATCTTGATACCTGGAAAAACAAAGATCATAAAATAATGCAATTCAAAGCAATAGATTTAATTGGAATTATTGACAAGACTGACTTTTATGGGGGTATGTATGTTAATGCTAATTTTGAAGATATAATCAAAGAAATAATGACTTCTGCAAAGGTTGAAGATGAGAATTATGAAATACAAGAGAATTT